GTAAAAGCACAACCACAAAACTCTTTGGTAGTTTGTGTGTGCGGAATACCTAGCACATGTAATCTCATTCAAACACCTCATTGAATGTTGACGCAGGCTTGGCCAAGTCTTGTAGGTCTTCTACATCACCTGGACGATTGTTGATATGCACACCATTGTAACGATTGATAACTTCACGCATGGTCATGGTCAAACGCCAAACAATATACTTGTTTCCTGACTTTGAGACCATGGGCTTGCCCACAAAGTCTTTGCCCAGCATTGAGGCTTTGTTGAATGCCTTGCGTGCTTCTAGTAGCACACTGAGATCATTGGGATAATAACAACCTGGTGAGTCTGTGTTGACTGCTTCCATAGTTGTAATAATGTCTTCCCATTCCTCTACAGTGAGTTTGTGTAGGATATCCCAGATGCGTGGATCATTGCGTCGTATGCCTGATTCTGTTTTACAAATGTCGTTGAGTTCATCAGTGAGTGCTTTGATGATTGCTACTCCAGTTAATATGTTTGCCATTTCATTTCCTTTTTGTTAGTGGTGTAAGTTTTAATCCCTTTATGAGTGCCTGTAGTTTAGGACTCACTGGGGTTGGTGCTTGTTGTTTGATTTCTTTTATTAGTCGTTTTCTAATATGTTGAGGTTTCATTTATTTCCTTCTTATACAAATTTATATGTCTTAAAAAATTTAATATATTCTTTTTTTCGTTGTTCAGATCCATTCATTTTTGGTAATCCTGTGATTTCTCTAATATACCTACGCATCATTTTACCAGCACGATTAGTTAATCTGCGTTGAGGATCTTTGGAACCAAAGCGGCTGTTTAATAAATGCAATACTTGTTCTTGATCTTGCATTAATAGTTTAAGCCAGTAATCACGATCAAGTTTATCCTGGTCAGCACCAAACTGTTCTACTAGAATTTGTTTATTATTTTCAGTTAAGGCTATCCTGTATTTCATGTTATAAGGTTCTCCTTTTGGCAGTGGCCAATGTAGGTACAACCTTATTAGTTTTAAGTTCTCCATAGATACCTGCACTATGATATGATTCTTTTTGTCTTGGACTTAATTCATCTGACATTTCTACTACATATTCTTCAGTGCCATACCAAATGATAATACTAGTTAGATGATCCTCTTCATTGAGATTGCCAACTACCATCATATCAGCAAACCAGGCAGCTCGTTTTCCACGTTCATGTATGCGACCACAACATACTGATTTGCCTTTTTCAGGTGTAAGTTCTTTAAGGTCATTGATAGTGTTAATATAGTGTTCTTCAAATTCTGCTGTATCACCACTATAGCGTTTGAGTTCACGCAAACGATTGTGTCGTTTAAGTTCAGCAGTTAAACTTGTAAATTCACCATTGGTTGCATCTGTTTGAGTTTGTATGCTTAAACTAACTTTAATACCCATTTTAGTTTTGGAATGTTGTGCTGTTATTGCCGCTATCTCGCGAGAACTAGTAGTCGCGGGCGCGATCATACTAACAAAAGCATCTTGGGGTTTTGAAGGGGTCTCTGCCAAGAGGGGCGAAGCCAAACCATTGAGTTCTTCGCTCAAGCGAGAACTATGTTTTACTTTTTTACTTTTTTCTTTTTTTAATACTTCTCGCGACCTGTCGTCTAAATCAATGTCATTCGCGACTACTAGTTCTCGCGAATGTTCATTAGAAAGTCGTGCTCTACTAGATTCAACTAGTCGTAATATTTCTTCTGTGGTATAATTCATTGTAAATCCTTTCAGTTTAAGAGTATCCGTTTTCACCTCCCACGGATTACAGGAGTCTAAGCCCTAAAAGGATTCTACGTTGCGTAGAAAGATTTGGCTTGTGTATAGTATTTAGTATAACACAAAAAAAAGCCTATGTAAAGGCTTTCTTTTGATCAGTTTGTCTAGAATGTTTGTCCAAAAACTCTTGTTCCTTGTCGCTACACAAACCATATGTTACAATCTTGTTTTGTATTTTGCGACATGCGGCCACTACATCCGCACGATCATTCAGAGGCCACACGGTGGTGATAAACGGAAATTTGAGGTCCTTTTCTGCATGTTTCATCATAATATTTAAGCCTTTTGATAGTGGTTTTTATCACTGAAGTTAAATAACATAGTAACGCATAAGAAGGGTCTTGTCAAGTGAAGCGTAGGGAGTTTTCACCCTTTCATCCTACTATATAGCAAACTTGAGTGCGTTACTTCGTACTAACAATAATGGTAGGTTCTTGATTTTCCTGTTTGGCTTCTAATGCTTTGACAGCCAAATCTAAATATTCCTGTGTTGGTTGTCCCGCTACCAGCCAGCCCTGAAATATCATGTTGACCAGGCTATGAATATCAATGTCTGTCATGCCACGCTCACGCAGTTCTTCTACCACTGCTTGAAACTCTGCCACTACACTTTTATGTTGCGTTGCACGATCATCTGCACGTGCTTGTAACAATTGATCTTTGGTTCTATGTGTTTTCTTTGTGCTCATTTTTTTCTTCTTCCTTTTCCAATGTAACCTTCTGGCAACCAAGCAAAGCCTGTACGCATGGCCCAACGATGCTGGCATGCCCAAGTTTTAGATTGCTTATATCTTTTGGCAATGTCTGCTGAACTGGCTGTGCGTCCAAATATGATTTGTTCTTCTGTGTACTTGTACTTGCGATCCTGTTTGACTATGACACCTGCTACTTTGGGTCCCATGCTCCAACGTCCTGCGGCATGCATGATTTCATTGCGTTTGCTTAGGCTACCAGCAATGATATGATCTGGATTGCAACAGATGGCATTGCTACAGGTGTGAATGGCATTCTCACCTTTTTTGAGAGCACGTCCCAATTTGATTTTCAACACCAAACGATGTACTGTTTGCATGATGGGTTGTTTGTCTTTGACACGTATGCCACCTATCATGCCATAACCTTGACGATGCTTGCCACCTGTCCAATGTATGCAACCTGTGGCTTGTGGTTCTTGTCTGGAGTTAAAGTAAGCGGGCTTGTACATGACGTCGCCAACTTTGACATATTGTGCAAGAGTGTCTTTTCTAACTTTTGTCATTGCATTTCCTTTTAATTTGTAGTAATATTTAGTATATTATACTTATACGCTAAATATAATACAATAGGAATAGCAATGAATACAGACCATTTAACCTACAAAGAATCCAATCCTTGGACTTGGCTCAAAGCAGAACATGAGGATGTTGAAAGCATTTTAGATTTGGTGTCTGCCAATTATGAGTTTGAGATTGCAGGCATACTCACTGCCAATCGTCCAAGAATGGCATACCATTTACACAAAGGTATCATGGATCAAATCTTTCGTGCAGAAACAAATTTAATCACAGTGGCCAAAGACAAAACTTCTAATGAAGTCATGGCATGGGCTTGGCTTGAACGTGGCAAGTACACAGTATATGCAGATGAAGAAATGGCAGTGGCAGAGTTTGCTCATGTCAAACTAGACCTAAGTACCAGAATCAAAATGCAGTTGGTGGCACAGATCTTAGAACAGTGGATTGCTTATGCCACCATGTATTCAATACCTGTGCTGTGTAGTACAAGTATACGTGAGGACCAAGCTGGCTTTATGCGACTGCATGATGCTTTTGGTTTTAGTCGTAGAGGTAGTTTTGCTTACAAAAGAATATGTTAAAGGAGAAGTTATGTTACAAGCAACAGGCAAGCGTTATATTATTAAAAGTATTGAATTGGTAAAAGAATCAGCAGGTGGCATTATTCTTAAATCAACAGATGCCACACAGTTGGCAGAGATCATCAGTGTAGGTCCACAAGTGGAAGATGCACTGGCAGTAGGCACTACTGTGGTTATTGATTGGAATCATACAGTACCCGTTAAACATGAAGACGTTCAATACTATGTGATTGACTCACGTGCTATTGCCGCTGTGTTAGAGGACTAATCATGGCCAAGGATAGAACAGTAACAGTAAAATATAAACCACCACCTACGGATACACCAATACTAGACATGGCCAACATTAGAATAGAAATAGATGAAGATCATCCAGAAGCAGTTTGGATTTGGATGATTGAAAATGGAGTTAAAGTAGAAGGCGGCAAATTCTCGTTAGAAGAATTCATGCAAGTAGTACTAAAGTATTACAATGACAATTATTGATTACTTGGCAAAATGAATTAGTAGTCCAACAATGGTAGTAGACAGCAATCCAATAACAACACCAGCCCATTTTAAGTAAGTGGAGCTGGTGTTTTTGTTTATACCAACCAGTGCATCTTTGATATCAACAATGTGTGTTTCTAAACGATCCAAACGAGTATCAACATGATCTAGCTTACTTGTCAATTGCTTGTAGCGTTGTTCGCATAGCTTAACATGTAATTCTAAATTTGTTTCTTCTTCCTCAATGGCTAGGAGTAATTGATTTTCCATTGGAAGTTATTCTTCGCCAACAGTGGCTTCAACCATCCAACGGAACTTGGCCAACTGAGCAATTTGATCTTGTGCAAAATTGCTGATGTCAATGTAGTCCACAAGTTCAGCGGCATCATTTAGTTCTTTGTATTGATCAATCATGGTTTCCAATGTTTCATCCACTTGTTTGAACAATTCACGACTGTCGCCAATGGCTGGGAAATCCATGATAGGACTTAGTTCTATCACTGTCATTAAATCAGTAGGCATAGTAGCACGTATAGTACGTAGCTTTTCTGCTAGGGTATCAATGTTGCCTTGAAAGTATTCATAAATCTTTTGTAGCAACTTATGGTCAGCATAAAAGTTACGACCTTGAATGTTTACATGTGCCACATGAGCACGATAGTAGCTGACAAAGTTAGCGGCAAATACTTCTTCTAGTTTATTTTGTAGTTCCATATTATCTAATTAGTCCTAAGCGACGTGCTTCATCTTGTTTTGCTCTCATTTGGCGAATCTGTTCATCTTCACCTTGATTCAATCCTGAACTGTATAAACCTAAACCAGCACCTGTAGCCACACGTGCCGCTGGCGCATATTCACCTGCCATGGCCATCATACGTTGTAAAAAGTTTTGTGCTGTGGGAGGAGCAGTTGGGCTTTGTGCGGCAGCACGTGCGGCTTGTTGTGCTTGATATGCTTGTGCTTCAGCACTTGGTGCAGCCGCTTGTGGAGCAAATTGTCCACGTTGTTGCACAAAGTCTGCTACCTTTTGACCGCCTGCATCAAATCCACTGGTGGGCGCAACTGGTCTAATACCTTGGCTTGCATTATTAAAACCAGGTTGGCCACCCCTAAATACATCTCCATTTGGCATCACTGTACGTGCATTAGGACCAGCCTGTTGAATAGCTTGTCTAATAGGATCAATGGCTAACTTTTTAAGACCATAACCAACACCACCAATCTCTGCGGCCTTGATAGCCATTTCACCTGCGGGAATAGCAGCCGCTTGCATAGTGCCTACATGTTCTTCATCACGACGACCAGGTGCAGGTTCTTGTGCTGGCGCCTGGCTTTGCGTTTGAGCAATGAGATATTGTTGAATATCATCATCACTATAACCATTTGCTTTGGCTTCTGCTATTTGTGCTTGTAGTTTTTCATCCATGGTTATTAACTTTTCTTAAAGATTGCGTCTAATGGTTTGGTCTTGATCCATGACTCTGTATTTGGATCATACTCTGGGATTGGGAACTTGGCATAACCTTCCTTGACTGCGGCAGTATTACCACCACGGCTAGCAATGTATTCAGCACGTTGTTTAGCAATGTCACCATACATCTTGGTAAGATTGGCTTGTTCTTTGCGCCATGCTTTGTCCATCTGTGCGGCATTGCCAAAGTTTTGACCTGCGGCCCAATCTAGCTTGGCACGTGCCAAGTCACCTGTAAATTGACTTTGTGCCATCATGTTGTAAGCACCAAGTGCTGGTACTTTGGTAATGTCCACGTTGGCTTCTTTGTTGGCACGTTGTTCACTATCACTGATACTGCCTGGACCTGAGTTGGTTTTCAATGTCTGTGCATTGATCTTCTGGTTCATTGTGTTGTACTGTGCCAACACTGATTTTTCAGCTGGGTTCAATCCTAGTGCAGCCATACGCTCACTCATTTGTTGTGGCGTCATTGCTGAACCATCACCATTGGTAGCTACAGCACCAGATATAATATCACGTACCATTGCGTATTTTTGTTCTTTTGGATTTTCAGCGGCTGCGTTGGCTAGTCCAAACAACTTGTCTGAGTCAACACCAGGAGTGTTAAACAACTGGAACTGTTGCTTACGTATGCTACTTACAACATCACCAGCACCTGCTTCTGTGCGATATTCTGTGTCAATAACTTTGTCAACACCTTCACCACGCTTGCCACCACGTTCTGCTTGTTGGCGTTGTTGCCATACAGGAACGTTGCCAGCCACAGGACTTTGATATCCTGCGGGTGCAGGTTGCTGTTGAGGCATTTGCTGTTGAGGCATTTGTTGTTGTGGAACAGCTGGTTGACCTTGTGGGCTAACAGCGCCACCTTGTATGGCTTGACTAACAGCAGGCGCACTTGGCATTTGCTGTTGTGGAACAGCAGGACCTTGCGGTGCTGGTTGACCAAATGGTGTACCTGGACGTGGAGCCAACGGGTTTGGAGCAAATCCTTCACCTGTGGCTTTACCTTGTGCAGTAGCACCAGCTTTGCCATAGGCAGCTTCTTGTTGCATTGGTAAACTACCAGCCACTGACATTTTGGTCAATGTGTTGATAACTTCTGGACGGTTTTCAACTTCTTGTGTTGCAGTATTAACAAACTCACTGCGTCCATTGATTTTACGCAAGGCATATTTTGGACTGTTAGTAACCATTGGGTTAAAGTATAAACCAGATTCCATTTCAGCTTTGGACAAGTTACCAGCTGTTTGAATTAGTTCTTTTGGTGTTAATGCACCTTCAGCATTGTAGCCTGTAACAGGAGCACCTTGACCGTTGAACTTGACCCAGGCTTGTTTGCCACCAACCATGGTCTGTTGCCATGTATCACCAGCACCCAACTTCATTTGTTCTTCTTTGGCCAAGTCATTTAGACCCAGACGCTTGAACAAGTAAGCCTTTAAGTAACTGCCTTCGTCGCTTTCTTTTTTAAGGGCTTGCGCCATTCTTAATCCACCGCGTCCTGTGGGATCAGATAGATACTCTTGTAAATCCTTTTGTGCCTTGGCTTCTTGTTTTTGTTGTTCTAATAGTGTAGCGTGTTGATCCGCATAAGCACGACGTTCTGCAGGAGGTATTGCATTGTTACCTGCATAAGCACCCATGCCAATGGCATTGATATCGCCTGAGTTTAACACGATTTGATGGATGGCTTGTTCAGTTGGAGTCATACCAACATCACTTGATGCCATACCAGCAATCATTGGCTGTACACGTTTGGCCAATTCTTGGTTTTTAGGAAACACATCTGATAGATATGTTTTTGTTTCAGCTGGTATATAGTCTTTCCATGTACCACCTTCTTTTTCAGCACGTGCTACAGCTTGTTGCACACGTCCTGGACCTGCGTTGTATGCGGCCACTGCTTTTTCTTGGTCACCACCAAACTGTTGTAGCATGCCTTGATGATAACGTTGACCAAAAGCCAAGTTACCTTCTTTGGTAGCAATCTCTTCTGGAGAGGCTGGAGTAATACCAAAACCAGGTTGTGCCGCTGTGGCTGGCATTACTTGTGCAATACCTTGTGCGCCTTTAGGGCTGGTTAAAACACCGCCTTGTGGATTGTATTGTTGTCCACCTGACTCTGCTTGTACCATGCGATTGAACACAGGATTCTGTGCGGCTGGAGGTACTGCTTGTTGTGGTGCCACTGGTTGTGGTGCTTGTTGACGCATCATTTGGTCACGCATCTGTGCTTCCATGATACGTTGATTGGCCATGGCATCTTGTTGTGGATTAACAGGAGCTTCCAACTGCGGAACTTGATATGCAGGAGCAGGTTGTACTGCTTGTGGAGGCAAGCTACGATTGATCTCTACTTGTTGTTCTTGACCATTTTGGTTAATGGTTTTCTTTTGACTCACATCAACGCTGCCATCTTGATTGTAATCAATGGTGGTTGTTTGTGGTTTTACATTGGCTTCTTGGGTGGCTGGAGTAGCACCAAAATAGTTGCCCATGACATCCATGTTACTTGCAGGATTGTCTTGGAACTGATTTGCCAATAGTGATCTTATTAAGCTCATGTTGGTCCTTAGATACTAATACCAGTGCTCTTGCCACTGGTTGATGTTGATGTTCCTGTCATTCCTGCATAGCTTGGGTTAGCAATATAGCTTGGTAATTGACCATAAGTCTGACCAAGTTTTTGCAAGTAGTCCATGCCTGCTTGTGAAGCATTGACACCTTGTTGGCCTGCTTGTAATGCACCTGAAATACCTTGTTGTCCCAATTGTCCCAGTGTGCTTCCAGCGGCTTGTTGTTGTTGAGCAATGTTGTTCAACACACCAGCGGCAGCTTGTTGTTGTTGCATCTGTGTTAAGCCAGCCAACTGTTGTCCAGCCAAGGCTTGACGAGCACTACCTATTTGTCCAGCGCCACCAAACTGTGCGCCTTGTGCGGCCAAGTTCTGACCATATTGATATTGAGCAGGTGCCATGGCAGCTTGCATTTGTGCTTGCTGATATTCTGGACTGGCAATACTTTGTAGTGCATTGATACCTGAAGTATAAGCAGTTTGTCCACCAGCACCAAGTACGTTTTGTGCTTGACCTGCGGCGCCAGCTAAATTCTGTGCGGCACTTTTTACATCGCCTGATGTAGCATTGTACAAGTCAGTTGCGCCACCCAATAATCCAGCATACGCTGGCATTACGTTGTTTTGCAAGAAAGCACTTTGTGTGCCCACTTGACCTGTTTGTGTTGGCGAATTTAATGGCGTTGTAGTACTGCCTCCGCTTTGCTTACCGTAACTCATATGTATATCCTAATCTATTATGTATTTAACTAATTTTTTGTGAGACGGTAGTTTACCAGTCCCAACCACCAAAATCAAAACTATCACCAAAATCAAAACTATCACCAAAGTCAAAACTTGGAGTTTCAAAACTGCTACCAAAGTCAAATGATCCTGAATCCATAGGTTGTGTGTCATAGAAGCCGCCATAGTCACCACCACCTGTGTAATCAAAGCCACCACCAAAGTTTGAACTATCTACAGGCGTTGTATCATACCAACCACCATAGTCTCCACCACCTGTGTAATCTGTTGAATCAAATCCTGTGTTTGAATATGAATCAGAATACATGTCCATATTGCCACCATCTGGGGTTGGACCATATAACCCATTGGTACTATCATCATAGCTGTAATCTGTACCAAACGAATCATTTAAATTGCTACCATCAGCCATGGGGCCATACAATCCATTGGCTGAATCATCATAACTAAAGTCGCCACCAAACAAGCCACCCATAGCACCGCTGGCGGCGCCCATAGCTTTGTTGGCCATTCCGCCTAGGGCATTCATACCAGTGTTGGCCACTTTATTAACAGCTTTGTTGGCCAGGCTCATTAATGGATTACTTTGCTGTTGTGCTGGGCGTTGTTGCTGTTGTCTTGGCATTGACAGCGGCTGTGGCTGAGGTCTTGCCTGCGGTTGCTGTTGATACATTGGACGCTGTTGGCCATACATTGATTGTTGCGGATACATCTGTTGCTGTTGTTGACGTTGTTCTTGTTGTATCTGTTGTTGCTGAAACTGTTGACTTGGTTCTGCCATTGCACGGAACGGCTGACTTGGTGCCGCCATAGAGGAAGAAAACATATTTTCCTGTGGTGCTTGTTGTTGTGATAAATCCCAACTTGGTGCTTCTTGATTCAACAATGAAGCGGCAGAATTTGCGCCTGATCCACCAAGTATACTTGAAAACATAGAGCCCATGTCTGAACCAGAATTTTGTTGCACTGGTTGTACAGGCTGGCCAATGTTGCCACCTGACAGTTGATTGGTCTGCTGACCACCGCCAAACAAGCCACTAAACATTGATTCAAAATCTGATCCTGATGAACCAGATGATTGCGTGCCTTGTGATCCGCCTAATTTACCTTGACTCATGTTAGCCCATTAATGATCGTAAAAAATCATTGATTTGATTTGGTGCAACAGGAGCTCCTGCTGGAGGAGTATATCCTGCAACATTTGGTGCACCAAAGTTAACATTGTTGATATCCATTGGTGCAACAGGTTGTGGTGTTGGCATTGGTGATTGTTGAACTACACTTGTATCAAAGCCTTGTTCTCTAGCTGGTGCCGCACCAAGCAAACTTGGACCATTTGACATGGTTGCAACTGCTGGTAATTGTGATGGACTTACTTGTGGCATTGTTTGCATGCCTTGTGGTGCTGGTAATTGTGGATATTGTGTTTGCATAGGAAGTTGGAAATTGGTTTTCATTGGCATACCACCCATAGCAAGTTGACCCAGTGCGCCTTGTCCAGGAGCATTAAATCCCATTGATGTTGCACTTGGTGCACCTGGATTACCCCAAGCTGGTTGTGAACTGGAACTCATGATACTGCCAGGTGTATTCAATGCTTTGGTTGGACTTAGTGCGGCTTGGTTAACACCAAATGCACCAATACTACCACCAGGTGCATTACCATCGCTACCTTTGCTACCAATCAAGCTACTTAACAAGTAACCAGCTCCGCCTGCTAATAGCATTGGCAACAAGCTGTCCATTAAACCACCCCCACCGCCACCACCTGTGCCACCACCTGTGACAGCACCAATGGCTCTATCAATAAGACTAGGTTGTGCCTGTCCTGGACGTTGTGGTTGTCCTGGTTGTTGTGGCTGACCTGGTTGTTGTGTTTGTACTGGACGTTGTGGTTGTCCTGGTTGTTGTGGTTGACTTGGCTGACCGTAAGTACCACCTGAAGAATCAATGTTGCCACCACCTGGAGTAGGGCCGTATAGCACGCCAGAATCAATGTTGCCACCACCTGGAGTAGGGCCATATAATCCTTGGTCATCATAGGTGTAATCACCACCATTGTCTACAGATCCATATGTACCAGGATCAAAGGCTGGATTATTATAATCATATGAAGGAATGTCATAGGTACTATAATCATAGTTGGTATCATAGTTACCTGTTGGATCAAACGCTGTACTATCATAGTTGCTGTAATCATATGAAGGAGTATCGTAACTGTAATCGTACGAATCATTCCAAGTCTGTTGAATTGGCTCTGCATTCCACCAATCACTACCTGGGTCACTAATATCTACACTAAACCAATCATCCATTTTTATTCTCTTTCAAAGATCGCATATCTATATTTACCGTTAAACAAATGTTGGTGGCACAGGCCAGACAACATCTGCAGGATATCCTGCCTGTGCAGGAACATCTAATAGGGCTTGTCTATAAGCGGCTAATTCTTGTTGTTGCTCTGGTGTTAATGCGGCATAACGTATGGGATTAAATGTATCTATTTTTTCCTTTAATAACGTATCACGCAGGCCACGCACAGCTTCCTCTACTCCAATGCGATTAGAAGGAGTAGGTAGTACTAAAGTATTAACGTCTATTTCTATCATATTATCTCTTGTAATTTGTTACAGTTAAACTATAACCACCTGTTGCATCTATACCTATGTAATCTTGGGTAGGGGCTGTATTACTTGTAACGTTGACATAACTACCAAATGTCCAAACATAAGTTACCACCTGAGGTGCAGTAACAGTAAATGTGTCAATAAGACTTACTTCATTTAATCTATAAGGTAGTTTTGCCTGTGCAGTTTGCCAACTTGATGCCGCACCTGTGTATCCATTGTATGCTGGCGTTGTTATAAATGATCCGCCTACAGCAGTTATGTTTGCTCCAACAATACGATATAACTGGCCATACATCTGTGGAATAATAGTTGATGCACCATTGACTGTGGTACTACCATATACATCTATATATCCACTGATTACGTTGGTAACGCTGTTGGTAGTAGCAGTAATACTAACACCATTGGTGACCACATTGGCAGTTTGATAAATGTAATATGTACCATCATATCCAGCATATACTTGTGTGGGACTTGTAATCTGATATCCTACACTTTGACGTCCAGCAGTTACCGTAGCAGAGTTGGGAACCATTGTGGTTGTAGCCACAGTATTGGCTTGCAAGCTACCTGCTGTGACCAAACCTGACACAGTCAAATTACCGCCTATCACAGCATTGTTACCAATGTTCAAATTGTTACCAATAGCAACACTACTACCAACAATGGCATTGTTGCCCACTGTCAAGTTGTTGCCAATAACAGCGTTGTTACCAACACCAAAACTATCTCCAACTACCGCATTGTTACCAACTAATAAATTGTTGCCAATGGTGGCATTTGTTCCTACGTTTAAGTTGGCACCAATTTGTGCATTTAGACCAACAATCAAATTGTTGCCAATAGCTAAACTACTACCAATGATAGCATTGTTGCCCACTGTCAAGTTGTTGCCAATTACAGCGGTATTGCCTACACCAAAGTTGTTGCCAACCAAAGCGTTGTTGCCAATCAAAGTGTTGTTACCAACAACTAGACTATCACCAATCACAGCATTGTTGCCCACTGCCAAGTTGTTGCCAATGCTGGTGTTGCCTGCCATGCGTGCATCACCTGAGCTGGCTTCCATCCAGAAACCTGGACTGTTAAAATCTCCTGGTACACCAAGTCCACCACGCAAGTTTAGGGTATAAACATCATTGGCGTTTAGGGCTGTGGCATTTACTGATCCTGTGACAAACACGTTGCCACTAATAACTTGACCATTGACCGCAGTCCATACGTTGGCTGTGGCATTGTATTCTTTTACTACTATGGTATTGGTTGGTGTGTACACAAACTGTGCCACGTCACCTGAGATAGGAGCATATCCAGTACCAATAGGAAGTGCCACGTTGGCACGATTGGCCGCAAATGAGTAGGTGTATTCACCTGTGGTATAACTGGTAGGATCACTGGCAGTGGCCACATAAGCCATTGGGATAAATCCACGTGGACCTGTGTCACCCATAAATCCGCTGGACTGTATGGTATCTTGCCAAGCCAAGGTAGTTACTGCCACGTTGGCATTGTTTGTAAATGCCAGTGTTGTAGAACTATAAACTGTTTCAGTTGGTGTTGGATTTTGATCGTTGTACAATGTCCAAGTGGCCACTTGTGGCGCACCAACAATAGGATTGTGTTGACGAAGAATTACTGCACCTGGAGCACCAAATGAATTGTAGATGTTGCTATAATATCCATTGTTGACTTGATAATGATTATTGGTTCCAGTGGCATTGCCACGGCCGCCTCCGCCGCCACCACCTGTGCCAAATACACCAGACACAGCATATGGAGGGAATGTATTCTTTGTTGCTAGACCGCCATATCCCAACCCACCATAACTTTGTTGTGCTGTGTAAGCAGGATATCCTGTGACTGCTGGATAATCTGTAGTTTCAGCACCACCACCACCACCAAAGTAGGCCACGTTGGCACCAGACCAGGCAGCGCCATTTGGCCAAGTGTATGTGTTGGCTCTTTGTCCAATCCAGGTAATTTCTCCCCATGGATCAGCAATGCCTGTACCACCGTGATGTGCTTGACTTCTTGCTAGGCCAAGATCTGATTGTGTACCAATAATAAATGGTATAGTTGGAGGATAACCCACGTTGCCTGTGACAGTGACTGCATTGGCAATGAATTTGATATTGGCACCAAAGCCAGCCACAATGTTGGCATTACCATTTAAGGCACCTTGACGACCAGCATAAGCTCTATAGGTTGTTGCTCCAGATTTAGGAGCACCATTGGGCCAAAATGGACCTTCTAATACTGTGTTGGCACCTGCACCGTGTATGACATTATAGTTACCAACAGGCAATGCAATGTTGCTACCCAACAATATTTGACCAGCAGATCCACCAGCGGCTTGTTGAACATATGGATAGCCTGGGAATGGTGTACCATTTGTTGGAACATAATTGGTATTAATAGCACTACCATCACCACCTGCACCAATCAACATCATGTCTACATAGGCAGTATTACCTGTGACAGTAAATGTATCCAGATATACATTGCCAAGTCCACTGGCAGTTGAACTATATGTACCTTCACTGTTTTTTACGTTGCCAACTACGTATGTATTGGCAAATATGGTAAAATAGGTATTGTTAACTGTTGGATAACTAACGTTACTTACAGTATTGGCATAAATCTTAACAATGTTGCTGTTGTAAGTGGTGTTAAAAGAAATAGTACTGGTAGGAATACCATAGTTTGGAAAATCAGCATACACGTAGTTTGGATCTAATGGAGGCGTACCTGTGCCTGTTGAAAAGTTCCAACTACCAGAATTGACTAGAGGTGTATTTGGGAAAAAGTCTGTTAGGGTATAAGCATTGAATTCATAAGTGCTGATACCACTAGTACCAGCGGCTCCATTGGCGCCAGCGGCACCTTGTGCTCCATTGGCTGTAAACAAGGTAGGAAATGTCCAGGCCTTGCTTGGAGCCACTACAAAGTCTTGACTGCTTTGGAAAGTATTCTGACTTGAAAAAACATACAAGTTTCCATCCACAGCAGGCACGTTGGCTGACCATCCTGCGGGCGGATTTAAAAATAAATTTCCAAAGTTGTATGTACCACCTGTGGGTGTTGACGGTGTTACATTACCACGACGGAATATAGTTGCGGTAAAGATTGTTTGTGTTGATGTTACGTCATCCAAATTGATAGGAACATTATCTTGTACAGAGCGGAAATAGTAACCAGGACTTGTGGTGGCCACGTTAAAATATATTTGACGTCCACCAAGTGTTTGATAGTACAAACTTTTGGTTGTACCAAATCCGCCACCTGATACTTGTGTCCATTGATAATCTGCTGGATTGGTATCAGCCACGTTGGCTGTGTTGTTGTGAATACCGTAGTATAGTTTGTTTGCACTATTGCTACTGAAACTACCTCCAGTGGCAGTATTGGCATAGGCCACATTCATATATTGATACAAATAGGCAACAGTTTGTCCCTGTGTGCTGATCACACCAGTGGTGACGTTGGCAGTCAATACATTGGCTGTATTAGCACCAGTATCGCCTTGACCTAGGTTACTTAGAACATAGTTTAAGGCTGATACTTTGTCTTCATCGCTACTATTTGAATCTAACGCAAATGTGCTCATTAATATTATCTCGTATCTTGTACAACTGTGATCTGCCAATTTGCGGCAGTTATTTGCCAGCTATCAACAGCACTATTGGCGCCAACTTGTAGCGTTGTCACACGTGCTTCGTTCTGATCAATCTGTACCCAAGGATTATCTGTGTCAATAGTCATGATTTCAGTTGGCTTGTATACTGGCGTACTTTCTACACTATTAGCACCACCAATGGTGATTTCAACATTACCTGTGCCATACACTTCTGGTAACACACGATGTACCTGAACACTTGCAGAGTATGGTTGACCAAATGAAATATTATTTCGTTGGAATAAACTATTTATAGGTGTGTTGCCCAGGAAGCTAGTTCCTGTGTCCTTTTGTACAAGATTGGCATTGGTTGTGTAAGTTGAATACACAATACCACGAGTGGCAATGTTGATGTTGCCTGCGACATATCTTGGAGCTTCAGTTGCCTGAGTTGCTTTGGTAACAGCACGTGGAGCTTGCCAGCAATCTAAATCATAACGATAAGCCAACATTTGATTGCATTGACCAGTTGATGTTAGGTCTGGATAGTAAATCTCAATCTGATACTTGCTTGAGTTATGTTGCATGAACAATTGATTGGTATACAGGGGATTTAGATTTGCATAAAAATAATCTTTAACACGTTGATTACCAATAGGTTTGAATGTGCCGCCATCAAATGACCATATGTCTCTGGCATCTAAACCAAACACAGTATTGTCCACGTTGGCCCAACAGTTTTCATTCAGCATGCCACGACCTTGATTGATCAACTTAAGACCAAACACAGGAACTGTACTTGATTGGTAAGCAATAGGACTCATAACACAAGTGTCCCAATAACTGCAAATGTAGAAGTTACCATTAAGTGGGAAACCATCTACCACAGCACCACGCACTGGCAATTCAACTTCGTTGGCAGTATTGGTTAGAGTTGGAGTCCATGTTTCAGGTCCTGCATTGAGACCAAAGTTTTGACTCCAACGAACTGTGGTTGGTAATTTTTGTACTGTGCCACCGCCAGGAACCACGTTGGCATTGATGTCACCAACCAAGTTACCAGCAACCAACAATGAACCCAAGTTTGGACTGTTGTACACACGAAGGAATCCGCAGGTTAGACTTGAGTATAAGGGAACCACGTTGCCTGAGCTGTTGTAACCAACATCATAGTTCCAATCATAATTGTCTGGTCCATTGTCATACAAACGTATCTGACCATATGTGCCTGGTTCAAAATACATGGGTGGATTGACTTGGTCATTTAAGAATACCACAGTACCATTCCATGAGTCAGTAATCACTGTGTTGGTGCTGTAGCCTGTGAATGTACCAACACTGGGAGTAATATCTGTTATACCGCCTGCTTCGTTGATTTGCCACCATTTGCCTTGTGCAGTGGCCACAATAAAATAGTATATGCCATCACTACCAAAGCCTGATGTAATAAAAATTTGATTGCCTGTGATAGCAGGTAAAATGTATTGGTCACCTGCTACACTATTAACACCACGTGTGTTGGTTTCAATGTTTTGTCCAGCATTGTATTCATTGGCACCCAACGCACTTGAAGGCACGTCTGGTGTAAAACTCATGTTTGTAAAAGGTGTTTTTACTGGATTAACTGCCATTGCAAGTCCTTAATTAAATTAATGTTGTGTTTAGTGTGACTGGTCCACCAAATGTTGCATATGAATTGGCAGTGACGTAAGTTACGGCTGCTGTGTTGGCAACAAAATATGCATTGTCTACAGTGGTACCGCTGGAAGCAAAAGCAATATTTGCATCATATCCATTACTACTGGTAGTTAAGGTCACGCTGGCATAATCAAAAGCCACATTGGTTGTTGTGCTAATGGTATTGCTTGCAGTCACATAGTATGTACCTGTTAGTGAGCCATCGCTTGGCAAATACCAAGCAGTTGTGCCATATGGTTTTGAATAAGGTGCACCTGTCATTGATTCTGATGTATTACAAGCAACTACAAAATCACCAGCATTGGCAATGTTGTTGAATGCAAAACTACTTATTTGTGTTGTGGTGTTGGCCACAGTGGTCAATGATTCATTGACTTCAATAGTTCTAGACCAAACAATACTACCTGAACTATCGTATTTTACAACAAAGTTTCTGGATTTTACAGGAAGCTCAGCTGAAGTATAAACACTACCAGCAACATATATGTTATTGGATGTATCTATGTAAATGCCTTTTAGTATTGGATTGTTGCTGTAGGTGCCTAGCCCAGACAAACTGGTTTTAACCGTCCAATCTGGAGTTCCTAACCCTGCTGTGGTCCATTTAGAAATAAAGTATGCAGTATTTTGTTGACCAGCACATTGCCATAGGCCAAAGGTGGCACCTGAGCTATTGGCAGCCACACCATACATGCTTGGACCTGTACTTGCTGTGGGACCTTCAGTGCCTGTGTTGATTTCAATACCATATGTTTTTGCACCAGAGCTGGTCATCTTCATAAAAAGTATAACATTGTAATAGTGCTGATTTGGTGCTGTAGAATAATAGCGTTGTATATTATAGCCACCGTGGATATTGTTAGAACTATCAACCACTAGGTCACCATTGCTGGTAGCATAAAATGATGCACCAGTGGCTTCAATTTTTTTGACCCAGTTAACTGAACCATCAGTTTGTGTCACTGACCACATGTTATAAGCACTATTGATTCCATCGCCATAATCAGTGCCAGCCAAGATCACATTGGCTCTTAATACTCCTATGGCATCTATTCCGTTTTGATCTATGTTGGTTGGTGTGCTACCGTAATTTCCATTGTAGGAATTTTCCCAAGTATTGGTACCATCTGTTGAACTGTTGGTAATTAATGTTGGACTGCCTGACGAAGTATACAATGCACCTGTTGACACATTACTAGAAATAAATCCCATACTTCCAGTACCATATATTCTACCAGCAGTGGTATTACCCCAGGTATAATTGTTTGCCCATTTTAATGCTCCTGCTCGTGTTATACTAGTGATACTTGGATAATAAGGTTGCGTGGGAGTAAGTTTTACATTGCCAATAACTCCACTGCTACCAATATAGACGTCACCGTTGGGTCCACTGTAGATAGAATCTGACTGTAGATAACTTACGTTACCATTGGTAGGTGGCAATGCAGTTTGAACAACCCAGTATGGAATATCACTTTGGCTGTCATACTGCATTTGCTTCATTGAGCCCAGCATTATGTGTATCCTTTTACCAAACTTCCTAGGTAGTTGGATCCTGTGTAGAAAATATTGATCACATCAATTGCACCTGCTGTGGTACTCAATGTTTTGCTACCACCAGCAAACAAGATGTTGCTTGTTAGTGTATATGGACCACCTGAACCAGGTTGTGTAACAACTAGTGTTAGACTTGAACCTGTGTTCATGTTGGTCAGGGTGTTGGTGTTCAGCGTAAAGTTACCTGTAGGAGTTATAGTCCAAACAGGTGCTTGTGCAGCATCCAACGCAATCACATCCAGTGTGGTCACAGTAGGCAGAACTTTTTCAGTGTAACTTACAAATCGTCCTGAGCCTAAGGCAATGTTGCTGGTAAATGTAACATTACCAGAGTTGACTAATGGACCTGAACTTTGAATAGTTGTGCCTGTGTCTTCGTTTAGGATAGCATAACGACCAGTGGTTGGGTTGCTGGCGGCGCCTACTGCACCTGTACCTGCCCATCCAGAGTAGAAATGTACACCAACAGCATTTTGTACTGTCAAGTTGCTTGAGAAGCCTGTGATAAATGGTGTTAAGCCACGAGCATAAACCACGTTGGCCTTGGCACCAGTTCCATTAGTGGATTGTAAGGTCAAGAAACTGATCAAACCGTTGGTATATTGTATGTTTGCTGTGGTATTGTTTAATGGAGTAATAAAGTTACCATATGATCCACCTGTGACAGAACCAATTGATCCACCGCCACCCACGTTGACCGCACCGTTGACTGCGGATATTGTTGTGGCACTTTGACTGGCAGTACTCATGGTACCCCATTGGATGCCTTTGGTGTTGAGATCAATGATACCCAACATGCTACGCACACGATCATTGTTGGTCATGAGGTTGGCTGTTACTGGTGTGACACTCAACAAGTTGACTGCTCCTGCTGTGTTGCGGTTTTGTGATCCAAATCCATAACCTGACTGTAAGGCAATATTGGCACTTTGTGCAAAGCCAACAATCTGACTTGACTGTGCAACAATAGTTGTACCACCTGTTGTGGCATTGGCCAAGGGTGGTTGTTGTACCTGACCATTTGTATAAACAGGTTTGTATACAAAGTATTGACTGTAGTTGTTGCCTGGTATTGTACTATCTGGTGTGCTTAAAGGATAAGCATTGGCAAATGTACGTTCGTTTACTGAATCATACAAAATGTTGCCTGTTAAGTCTCC